AAGGCGTTAATGCTAATGGCGCGCCAGCAGCACCAGCGCCAGCCGCTATACCATAACCAGATAAAAATGTTCCACCAGCAGCTACGGCATTGACACCGGGAATCGCCATAAGAGCTAACGGAACAGCAACTTTAGCAACCTTACCCATTATGCAGTTACCTCCGCGTAAAGACCTCTAACGATTAATGGAAGCGGTTCCGTTTGCGAAATGACTATAGTTGGATCAATAGACCATCCAAGTAAATAAAACTCATATTCACCAGCAGCAGCTGTTGGTGGTAATGAAAGATCATCATTTACTTGTCTCATAATCAACCTATTATTTGTAATCGTTACTGATTGAGTTGACAATACACTAATAACAACGCGGGAAATACGTTTTTTATCACCAGTTACAGATCCAGTCACACGGGAAACTGCATCAACAGGCATTGTCTCAACATCAATAGCATAGTCTAATCCTATTTCAGTATCATCAAGTAAGTCATTTGTAGTAATGACACCAGACCCATTAGACGTAAATTCACCAGCATACTGAGTACTTGAATTTGTGGTTACTTTAACAGTTGTATTTGGCAAGTGCCCAATAGTCCAGCTTGTTGTAGCAGTTGCCGTTTGCGTTAAAGAGCTATCAAGTGTCAAGCTCCAGTCAAATTCTTCCAAGAAATGCTTAGTTACACTATCAATAGTGCGCTCAACATACGCAAAGACACGATCCCCAGTGCTGGCGATGCTCTTAATTAAGCCATCAGTAGACCACAGAACCCAACCAGCCATGTTTTCGTTACGAATAGAGCTAAACACAGCAACAGTGCCATCATCATTAACAAAAAACGCATATTGCTCTGGCCTATCAGAAGTGCCCAATAAAACAGCACTATCAACAGCAGAAGAAATTAAGTGGTTCGAAGCAATCGAGACAGCTCCAGACGTATATGATTGCTCTGTATCGCTCCATAGATACTCTCTAATAACCTTACCTGTTCTTTGCATAAACAAAGTCGCGCCATCAAACTTAGTGGGNGCAATCCTTTTGTGTAGAGCCATAAGGTGTTTGTTCAATAAACTGAATATTCGTTGGTGTAATGGGACTCACAACACTTTGAGGAATATACATCTCGCCGCCAGCAAGGAAGATTTGAATATTTCTGGTAGACACAAGATGGCGTATTTCACCGACATTCTCACCACCAACATTGGCGTCAATAGCCTCATCATCCAAAGCAGTACCAAGATCAAAGTTGAAATAACCACCAACCTTAGAACCCCAAAAGCCATCAGGGCGGCTTGTAGTGCCAGCAAAATACAAGCGCTGGTCATGGAACACAACGGCGCGAGGATAGCCTCGCAATGCTGAAAATACCTGTTCTTCCCAATCGGTGTCTGCCGTTATGGCAGGAAGCGTTTCCCGTACAGTCATTTGCAATACAGTAGTGGATGTAAAACTATCAATCAGCATTTCCTTACCCTGATAGCGCATAATCGTACCAACTAAGTCTGTCGTAAATACAGCAGAAGAAGCGGTTAAAGTTCCAGAACCAGACGTAACACTTGGAGTAACAGTCACAGAATCGGCTTCAAACTTGTAATAAGGCTGATAACGAGGCGCCCCAGAACTATGTTCTTCAAATGTAAAGTCAGCAACAGTAAATGTAGAGGCTCCAGTGCGAAGGATGCGTTGAGGCCAGAAGTTGTTATGACAAACAATTGTCGTATCAGCAGAAGAAGCCTTATTCATGTTTTGCAATTCAGCATCAAGCCAAGGCAAGCTCGTGATTGTCTGTAGATGACTACCAGAACTGTTCAGAATACGCAAAGCAGTATCCTGAAAGGCAAATTGATAATCTTGGCCTTCAGTAAAAGAGAAGTCATGTAGAACAGTATTAACAGTCAAGTCGTATTTAAAGCCCAAACCGGGACGACGACGAAAACCACCTTGAGCGAATAATGCAATATTACGCCCGCGCTGTAAGCTTTGGAGATATGTCTTTAAGTCAACGCGAAACCGCATTAACGGATCAATTTCACCACCGGAAAATGAAGACTGGATTGATCTAAGGTTGGAGTCTGCCATTTCGCCTCCGAGCAACACTTAAATTACGAGGCTTAATCTTGCGCGTTGTCTGTGATTGAGCCTCTGCGTTGCGAGCCTTTGTGTACCACATTTCAGCCTGTCTACCGAGGGCGTCTGCTAAAGTGACTTTCGTTGCAATTGCAGCAGCAAAAATAGACGCAAGCTCAAAAATAACAGCTTTAGTAAAATATGGAGGCCACTCGGTAACGTTAGGGCGATATGTATAATCAGCGATGACAACATCATCCTCTACAGCATCGCAATAGATTTTGTCTTCATATCTATCATATTTAATCGTATAATCCAGCACAGTAACAGCATGAAGTAAAAGAATTTGCGGATTCGTAGGCATCTGATAAGAAGCATCCCAGCGCGCTTCAGGAGCCGCAGTATTGCGCTGTAATTGTTGTTGACCAGTAGCAAACCTCCAGCGGGTCGTGGTAAGCGCGGCGGTGATAATCGTTTCATACAGTTCATTGGCGACAACAGAAGGGGTGTCTTCATTATCGAAGTCACTAATCTGCCCAATACCAGCAAGCACCATAGCGCGGGATGCAATTGTTACATCAGTGAGTGCCATCTAAAACTCCTCATGCCATCGGACAGAATGATACGCATCAGTTGTACCAGACACAGTCTCAGTAGCAATAGTGATATGCTCTCCGGGGAGGGCGTTAATTTCAAGATCACGAATAAACGCGCGCGTACTGTCTAGTTTCGCCATCGTTAAAACAAGTTCTTGCTCGCCACCAGTAACGGTCGTTCCAGCGGTATCTGCTTGCACAACACTCGTAGCAGTATTGTAGTCAACAGGGGCGGGAACGCCGCCAATCGTGCCATTTTTAACGATATGGACACTTCCAGCTTTCGTGCCGTCAATAGAGGCAGAAAGATAATCTAAATGAATTTTCACACGATTCGTGAAGCCTTGAAATGTAGATTTATTATACAATGTAATTACGTTTGTTAATGTCGCTCCAACACCAGTTAATCTTTTTTCAAAAGACCCATGACGGTCAGACGGCAAGCTGCTGTCACCCGTTTGCAGTCTCGCAGCGCACCATGAAGCCGTATGAACACTAACTGTGCCAGTGCCAGAGGTGCGACCAGCCTCAGCTGTAATAGGTTGGACAGGCTGCACGATAGACACAGCTAGTCCTTTGTTTGCTACAGTATGATCTATAATTTTCCACCAGCCAAGATCACCGACATAGACTTCGACCATAATCGGAGCAACGCCAAGCCACCCATAACTCATTCTATAAATATTGATTGCTTCTGGATTGAAGTTATTAGGCAAGGATAGGCCGCTTAAAAGCGTATCCGAGCCATTGTATCGGATGCCAATAGAGAACACGCCATCAACACGCCCAACCCACATTCCATTATTATCATCAAATAAACCAATGCGTTGATATGATCCAGTATCCCCAGCAGAAAACGCCGCAGTGAAGTTGATGATACCATCGAATCCGGGCTGATAACGCAATGAATTTAGGCTTTGAACACGCGACGACCCAATGCTAGCTCCACTCTGTATATTTGCAACAGCAAGCGATGTGGTGGCAGTGCCAGTGCCGGAATTAGTGATTACAGCATCCGCAGGGCTAATACCATATTGGAATTGAATGGAAATGTCAGGACGTCGGTTACTGACGACACCATCACCGAAGATAGTACCTAATTGCTGGCGACCAATGTAATCTTTCATACTCGACCCCGAAAAATATAAATAAAAAAGTAATGGGGCCAGCCATTAAGCCAGCCCCAGAACCATTAGTCAGTATCAGTAACAACACCAACAGTGACGTTGGAAACGTCAACAGTCGTGCCATCATTTGATAGGACAATGTGAGGGCCGTATGTAGAAATTGTACCAGTACGAACCGCAGTTGCCCAGACAACAACATCAATAATGTCGCCAACCTTCAACATATTCACAGCATCGCCAGTGAAGTATGCAGTCGTATCAACGGTTGCATGTGTGTCGAGGGTATCATAACGCCACTTTGTGAAGCCATTGCCATCAGACAAAGAGCTAAGATTTGGTGCGGAATAAGCCATTCTAAACTCTCCTTATACTTCTGTGCATTGAACTTCGATGATACCGTCTGCATCAATCAGGCAAGAGCCTTGAGACATACGGTTAACCACCAAGTTTGCTTGTTTACGACCATCCCAAGTAACGTCTTGAGACACATCTTCACCGATACCATGACCCAGAGCAGTTGTGTGATATGCAAAGCATTTACGCCCAACAGTACCATCCAAAGTCAAGCCAGAGAACGGGAAGAACAAGAAGCCATGCCAGCGTTTTGCTGTCATGCCGCCTTGATATGGCAAGTTATCATCTTCACCAACATAATCAGAACTTGCGAACTCAGTAATGTCCATCAAGTTAGACCATTGCTGATAACCAACNACAAAGAANCGNTGACCATCATCAGGAACATCNTTGTTACCNANTGTTTCAAANGCNGNGTGNACNTTTGCTTTNGTCAAANCAGNAGAGCCGTGAGCGATTTCNGTNGTNGTNGTGTCCATTGAAGTCGTAATNANCTCNTCNGTCTTACGACCCAGAGCGCCAGCACCAGCTTGTGCAGCAAGATTGCGTTCATCAATATTAATTTTAAGTTCGTCGAGTTTGTCAACGTACTCACCAGCATAGTAATCTGTAAGTGTGCAGTCTACAGTGGTGTGTGTGTTGTTCATCAACGGGACATCGCCATGGCGAGATTTGGTAGAAGCAACGCCTTTACCATATTTTTGGAAGCGAACATCTTCACCGTTCACTTGCACTTTGCGGCGAATTGTATTCCGTAATTTGGTTCCCATGCGCTGATAAGCAACATGCACATCGGACTCAAACTGACGGATAAAGGCTGTATCAATAGAAGTGGACATACCTATCTCCATTAAGGTTAAGTTAATTTACAGTCAGCTTTCAGGTTATGCCAAAAAACGTCTGTATGGAGCGGTTATGCCACCTGTTCGAAAAGGCGGGGCCGCAACAGCGTAACTGGGGCCGTTGAGCATCTGCGACATAATAATCACACTTGCGGCAAACATGCAACACCTATGTTGCATAAGCGCAACGATCTAGATATGAAAATCCCCCGAAGTGTGGAGGGGCACACAACGGGGGTTCTCAACTGACCGCAGGGAGCAGGACAGTCAGGAGACTAATTTTTTATAGCCTTCCTCAATTTCCTTAACAAATGCAGGATCACGTTTGTTTGGATCGTAATAGCGAGGATCAGATTGCATCTTACGCAAATCCTCAACACTCTTAACAGGCTGTCCAGAAGTATTTGTCGTAGGAGAAAATGCTGGCTCTCCAGCTTTCTCCATCATTTCTTCTAATGCAGTTATTCCTTTTGCAGTGGTAGCAAATTCCTCTAAAGCACCATAGGTATCTTCAGAGAGATTAGCTTTAGCCCATAGATTGACACGTTCGGCACGATACTGACCTTGTTCACCAAGATCTTTCATCTCTGCATCATAATCAGGCATCATGCCAAACTGAGCATTGATATACGCCTCAATACCTTGCTCAAACATTTCCTGATCACCGCCGTTATTAAAAACAGTATCACGCCAGAACGCCAGCATAGGATCGTTTTCGTTAAATTGAAACTCAAGACCTTCGGGCATTTCAATGCTATCAGGAACTTTCAGCTCATATGCATCAGCAGTCTCAGGGCGGTTTGCGAAACGCTCTGCCTCCACAGCCTCACGGGTTGCCTTCTCTGTATCGGATTTGATGCTGCGAAGCTTACCTTGAAGCTCAGAGGTAGATTTCCCCCAGCTTTCGTAATTTACCTGTCCTGACTTTGCATCCCAAAACTTCTCAGGAACGCCAGCAGGGATTTGGGGTGCTTCTCCACCGCCATTAGAGTTTCCACTAGCATTAGCAGATCCTCCTTCGCCAGATGGGCTATCCCCGCCAGAACCGCCACCATCGTCGGGGGCATAGTATTTTCGATTTAATGTAAACATAGTTTATCCTTTTCTCGGTTGTGCCTTACGGGCCGATTGCTCGCCTTGCTGTACGCGCTGTTGAATGATTTGAAAGAGGTAGCGCTGTCCCTCTTGATGTATCAGAGCGTTGGAATCTAGGTTAGGCCCAGATACAGTATTGAGCGTAATCGAGCGGAGATAGTCTAAAACGACATCACCACTTCTATCACGGAAACAAGCCAGAAATGCAGTATTCAGCTTTTCATTAGCTTCGGGAGAATACACCTTCCCATCAGGGCCTAGCACATTCTTCTGCTTCATTTGGCTCTCTTGCTGCCACAGTATTTAGTCGCAGATACCGCCTTACCTTTTACAGATACAGACGGTTTAGTTTTTGGTTTTGGTGGACTCAACTTAGTTTTCTTAGCCATTTTGCTCTCCTATTTAGTTCTATTGGCGTATTACACCTGTGGTGTCTGGTTGACGTTAGCNGTTTGCTGTGTTTGAGCAACAGCTTCGGCGAGGTCTTTCCGTTCTGTATCAGAGCGGATAAGACTTTCTGGAACNCCAATCTCTCTTGCTGTGTATGCAACAGCTTCTTCAGCTTTCACAACTAAGTTTGTCATTTGAGGGCCAAAGCCAGCATTTGACAACTCCAGCCAACGAGCAACACGCGCAACATTTTCATTATGCTGTGCCTGTGCCAAGGGGGAAGTGTTCATCACCTTCACTTCGCGCCCGTTAATCATTGGGACTTCAATTCGGCCCTGCTTCGTTAAAATATAGATCACACGGCGAAGGAGGGGGGTTACCAACTCATTATGCAGACGGCCATAAGCAGAACCAATAGTACGAGCTAAGTCAGCCATACGAGTATGGACTTCAGCAGCGCTCATTGGGGTTCCTTCTGGCGTTCCGAGTTGCTCATTAAATAGCGCCTTCCGAATGTTGTGGCGCATATCTTTAATGACAAACTGTCCTACATCGAAGTTACCCGGCGTACCCAGTGGCTGTAAGCCAGCAGAAGTCGGTGCTTTAGGAACAACAGTTCCAGGTACAAGTTCAATCGTATCAGGGTTAATCGTGCCATCATCATCAGCTTGCCACATCCCAGTAATTGCCATATCGGCGTTATCAAGAACCAACTCCGTAACCATATTGAGGGTTCGGACATCTGGCATTGCGTTCAATAGAGGGCCTCGTCCATAGGTTTCCCCAGCAGCTTTTGACCAGCGATACGGAATCCAAGGGTTTGATCCGAATCCTTTGAATTGAGACTCAAAAATAATAGCGTCAGGATCGCTACTAATAACATAGAAATTAAATGTTTCTTCACCTTTAGCTTCCCAGTCTTTCTCAACACATTCAACAATATTGAATTTGAAATTTGGGTCTGTTTTGGTTTTAGCTTCCATCTCTTTTGATATTTCTGCTTTAGGCCAAACGACCTTAATCGCAGCAACACTCATGCGGCGCATACGGTATATGTTATCCAAAGCGCCAAAATGACCAGCGCTCATATGAATTTGTGGCTGAGGAACAGCAGTAAACTTAATCGGCTGTAATTCGTCGCCTTCCTCCACCAGAAGCGCAGCAGTCCCCACAGACAAGTCCATATAGCCCTCATGTAACTCTTGGTCCAAGTTAGAGTTTTGGAGAACTTCCCAAACGTAATTAGCGATACCTTCTAATTTGGCATTAATATCCTCTTTGGCTTTGTCGTCAACATCAGAACCAGCCTTCAACTCAAACCACTTCGCAAATGGCGGCGTAAGTCCAGCTTGCATCCGGCTTGCAAATTCTTGTGTGGATTGTACGGCAGTAGCGTCAAAAATCTTCTCAGTTTTAT